ATTATACCATTTTCATATAAAGCTACCATACTTTTTTTAGTCATATCTGCAGCACTTCCTTGTATTAATTTATTTAGAGCTTTGTAGGTAAAAGCACGTTTCAAAGGTTCATCATATTCTTTTCTTGCTTGCTCCAGCGGTAATGGTTTGAATACACCAAATTGCACTGGTTGCCAAAGATCGAAATGACACGCTCTGCCAAGCAAAGTTCTGATCTTACCACGATCATTTGCCTTACGAGATACATTGTCCATTAATTGTTTTACAAATGGTGCTTTGCTGTGGTATTGTCTTATCAATTTTTCTGCAGATTCTTTCATTAATCCTAGTTCTGCCATTAATTTATTTTTACCCATACCATACATTAAACCAAGATTAATTGTTTTGGCTTGTTTACGTTCTATACCTGCCATATCTGCAACAACTTGGTGGAAATCTGCATCACCTGTGTTGTATGCATCTACAATTTCATCAACACCTGTAAGATTCTGTAACTTTGCGTAGTGCACTAATATTCTAGGCTCTTGTTGTGAGTAATCAAATGATCCCCATTTGTGATTACCTTCCGGTATAAATATAGATCTAATTAAAGGACCAAGTTCTGGATGTCTTGCAGGAATTTGTTGTAAGTTAGGATTACTCATTGAGAATCTACCAGTCACAGTTCCACCTGCATCTGATCTTATTTGGTTTATGTCTGCATGTATTCTTCCGTTAACTGAGTGTTTAGTTATTGAATCTATAAAAGTGCTGTGAGCTTTGTTAAGTTCTCTTGCTTCAGCAATTGCTTTTGGTAATTCATGTGGATGATTTTGTAAAAAGTTTTTTGTAAAACTTGGTTCTTTACTTTTTGCAGTTCTATCATACGGCAAATTTAATTTATCAAATGCTTTTGCAATACTACGTGCCGCCATAATTTCTACGTCAACACCTGTTAAACCTTTGATTTTATGTAATATTTTTTGCTCTTTGCCAATTAAATATTTTTTTATTTTATCTGCTCTGTCAAGATCAACTCTTACACCTTTAAATCTCATATCAACTAAACATGGAAACAATTGTGTTTCTAAATTAAATACATCCCAAAGTTCTTGTTGATATAATTGTGTTTCTAATTTTTGCCAAAGTTTTAATGTAGACTCTGCATCTCGTTCTGCATATTGACCAACAAACATTGCAGGTAATCTCCACAAATCTTTTTTAGGATCAACACCATATTCCTTTGCTGCCGCATTTAGAACACTTTCATCTTTACCAATGCCAATGTAATGTTTAGATAACGTATTTAATTGATAAGATAATCTATTCTCATCAATCAAAGACGCTGCAATCATAGTGTCAACTATCTTACCATAAACTGTCAACCCCTCTGTTCTCAACCAACAGATATCATACATAGCGTTGTGAAATATAAATGTTGTATCAGGCTGATTAAACATATCCTGGAGCCACGAAAACACCAGTTTTTTATCCATATTACCATTTGACTCGTGTTGTATAGGAAAATACCCTGACCAGCCCTCTACGGCCACCGCAATGCCCGCAATGTGCCCTTTTCCAGTCACATTACCAGAGCCTAGCTCTTTCAGTCCTGGATCATTAGTCTCTAAATCTATTGCTATTTGTTTCGCGCCGGTGAGGTCTTTTAATTCTTCCGGCATAACCCATTCTGTCTCTGGTGTAAACAGAGGTGTCTGTAAACTTCTCACTTATAATCCCTTTCAATTATCATCTCGATAAAATGAATGGCTTTTAATAGATCTTCTTTGCCGTTTTTATCTTGATGTCGTATTATGTATTTAATAGCACAACCCTCTGGATATAACAACTTGTTTTCAACAACAAATTTACTTGGTTGTATGACATATTTTTGATAGTGATTTCCACCATGTTGCTTATCCCAAACTTTAGACATTTAATTCCTCCTTTACATATCTTTTTAATTCCTTATCCTGTATATTATCTGGTATTTTATTTTTATAAAATATCTCATAGCTGTCACTACCATACTTACCGATACCAAATAATTCTGTTGCATCTTTACCGTCCCAATACAAATACTCACATGACATTCTCCATATTCTGTTTGCTCTAACATTCTTCATGCCAAGATCTTTTAACATCTCTGCTATAGTTTCTTTGTTAGATAATAATAATAACCAAACATTTGGAAATTTTTTAAAAAATCCTGGCAATACTTTTTTGACTTTTTTACGTCCCGTTTGATTGAGACAGATAACAGCAACCATGTGCTGCCATTCATTTTCTACCTGCTGCTGCACCATTAAATCGTCTCTCATAATATATAGGCTTTATCAAAATCTTTTGGATCTAATACATGCAATTCACGCTTCGCTCTTGTAGCTCCAGTATAAAACAATCTATGTAGTTCATCTGGATCATGACTAAATGTTTCGAGCGCTGCATTAGTTATGTCCTGCATCAGTAAGACCTTGTCAGCCTCTCCTCCTTTCGCTCCATGTATTGTTGACATTTGTATACGAGGATTTTTATTCAACGTTTCACCATTCGCCCTCATATTACGAATGTAATTCTCTGTGATGGGATCTAATCCCTCAAAAGCCTCGTACCATACTTTATCTGTAATTAATCCATGATCTTTCTTACACTCTTCTATTTTATATTTATCTTCCGAGTGTAATGTTTTACCTTTTCTAAATCCTTCCAAAACATTTGATCCAAGATATTCGTAAATATTTTTTATCTCTAAATGATTTAACAATCCACCTTTACGCCAGGCCTCCCAGTTATTTAATGCTAGTAATAATTTAAGTGATATTGAGTTACGTCCCTTGTAAGAATAATACCAACCCTGCAACTCGCACAAATCCTTTGCGTCTTCTAAAAAATAATTTGCTGAAGACAAAACCAACCAATTACCTTCTGACATATCTACCTGTGTAATGTCAGAATATCTACGAAGTATACCCTCCTCTGCTCTTGGTTTGTATTCTTTACTAAATCTACTTTGCACTTGTCCTATTATCTTTTGTGATAATTCATGTATTGGTCCACCAGGTATACGATAGGATTGATCTAATACTTTGATATCGTTAACCTCTTCTTTTAAAGCTATGAAATGATCTACATCTGCACCAGCCCATTTAAATATTGCCTGATCATCATCACCAGCTATGTATGTTTTATCTGCACGACTCCACATTCTACGAACCATATCCCATTGTAACAGAGATAGATCTTGTGCCTCATCAATAAATAAAACTGCAAATTTATTTATGGTTTCTTTTTTAATAAAATCCTCCAACAGATCGTTAAAATCTTTGAGTCCTTTTTCTTTTTTAAATCTTTTTAATTCTTCTGCCAATAAAAATAATGTATTTCTTTCTATGTCTAATATGTTCTGTCTTGAGTCATAATATTCTAATAGATCCATTCTCTTTACAGCTGCAGTATTTATAATTGTAAGGTATTCATTGTCTGAATTAAATGTGCCGTCACTATCAGAAAACTTTGCAGTCTTGATGGGAATACCACACTTCTGACCAAACTCTTTGTAGTCCTCTGATCCCATCATCTTTTCTTTTGTCATACCTAATTGATTAAATGCATAAGAATGTAGAGTCCTAAAAAATGCCAGGTCGTTCTCTATATCCAGACCAAACTTATCCGCGGCCCTCGTTGCTGCCTCCGTGGCTGCCTTTTTAGTAAACGAAAAATAACCTATTTGTTTAGGCCTTATTCCGTCTTGAATAAATTGGTCTACCAGATCCAACAACGTTGTTGTTTTGCCGGTTCCTGGTGGACCTAAAATTATCGTTTTCATATGCTTGTTTAACGCACTCCTTTGCTTTTTTAGTTTGTTTATCATCCCATAACCATTTAGCATGACGTATTAAAATTATATTTTTTTCAGTACGCATTAAAAGTTTTCCTCTTGATATGGCACTTTAGATACTGATGCTTCTGTCTGCTTCATAGTTTCTATTTTAATTAATCTTGGTTGTTGTTTTTTAATTCTGACTCTTTCTTCCCCTACAAACACATCTAATTGTTTTATTAGATTACCTGTCTGATTTTTATCCTTGTCCCAATGATTTCGTTTACAAAAATTAAAAAAGTCCTCCATTCTAAAATATGTAAATTCTCTTTTCTCATCTGTGTATGGTAATTTATTTAATACATCATCTAGTGTCCTTGCTGATTGTCTATTGGTAGTCCAGTCTTGTAATAGATTTGTAAGTTCGTTTACTGGATCTAATGATTCTAATGGTTCTACTTCTTGTAATCCTGTCATCATCGGTTTTAAAAAATGTTGTTTCCAATCTTTTGGTTTTGGTACAGGCACAACAAGATTAGCTTGATCAAGACATGCTAGTGCAAATAATTGTGGACTATAGAGTTGTTCTGATTTTAATTGTATTCTTTTTTTATCCACATCTAAAAACCACTCTGGTGGTTTTGATGCATACTTTGTAAGACTGCCTAACATAGGCATCTCCTCCTCACCGAATCCTACACCAAATCTTTTTGTCCTACATAAACCTGATTGACATACAGCATTGATAGGTGAGTCTTTACACCTATACTTGTCATAACCTTTTCTATTTACAGATTTTATTAATTGCTGCACCTCACTATTACTTAGTGCAGGTTCCATATATTTTAAATTTGCCTCTACAATTTTATCTTCCCATGTATCAGGACTAGATTGTTTATAATATACCGCGATATTAAATAATGCATTGTTCCTAGAACCCTGTCCAAAC